CAACAAAATTTGAATCATTAAAATCATTAATTGGTTTAAAAAATAATGAACATGTAATTTTTAAACGATCAGCTCCTGGAGCGGCATAATTATTAAATCCTTTTGAATTATCTGTTAATGTTTCATCTTCATCTGCATTAATTATTTCCTCTTGAATTCTAAGGCCGATTCTTCCAGTTGGAGTGTTAGAATATTGTTGGAGAATAATAGTTTCGTCCTGAACATTTACAAAAGTTCCTCTTACAAAATAAACACCGTTAGAAATTGAAAAAGCTGCTGATGTGCTGTTTGCGTTTGTGGTAATTGTAGACGCAAAAGACTCTCCAGATGGGATGAATGGATTATTTAAAGGTCCGGTGATAATGTCAGTGTCTGCTGCTAATAACTCACCATCTAAAAACTTTTTAATATCTGGATTTTGCACTCCAGATGAAATATAAGAAATATAAATTGTTAAATTTCCGCGTTCAGAATTATTCGATGTTAAAACTTTATCAATAATTGCTGTTACCCCAGAGGTTAGACCAATAATTTTTCTCTTTAATAATTGTTGAATATAAAATTCAACAGGAACACCAAGATGAGTATTATTTAACTCTACCGCATAATAACTTTGGCTATATGCAGTATTTCCTGGAATTACTTTTGCACCTTCTTTAAAAAAGTGTTGTCCAAATTTTGCAATTTGATTTTGAAGAATTGATTGTAATCCAGTTAATTCTCTTGCCTGAACTGGATATCCTGGTTTAAAAAGAACTCTATAATAATCATCATTCGGATCGAAGTCATCAAAATATGGAGAAATATTAAGATTGGTTGTTTGAGACATGGTTAATTAAAACTGCAATATAATTTTGATGTCTTCTTTTTGATTAGAAGATCTTTTAATGGCTGGTCTATTATCAACATAAATGATATTTCCAGAATATTTTTTAACTTCTGGATTAGATAAACCACTAGTAAAATTTTGACCAAGATAATATGTTCTATTATTTATTGAGGTTGTGAACCCACTAAAGTTTGTACTAATTGAAAGGTTTGATGTTCCTCCGACGATAGTTAAACTTCCACCTGAGGTTGGTGAAGATGTAAATCTAGTTAAGTTATATCCATATTGAGGATTAGTTTGAGCTGTTCCAACTGTGTTAAATCCAGCAAGAGTTCTATCTTGCCAATATTTTAAAACTCCTGTTGTCTGATCATAACTTACAACTTGACCAACTGCTGTGACACCAGTTCCTGTTGTTTGAGTTATAAAAGAATCTTGTGTAAACGTTACTGAACTATATCCAACTCCTGCTAAACGAATTGCGTATATAGCACTTGCTTTCTCTGACGTTAATTTAGATGAAGACCCGAAAACTAAAGGATTTTCAACTAATCCTATTCTAGCAATTTCATTACCTGTTATAAAATCAGGATTTTCTGTATCATTTTCTATTCTTGCATAAATTAATACATTACTTGATCCAAGTTCTCTATAAATGTCATATCCATGTCCTCCATTTGGACTAATAATCACATCAAGATCTGGTTTTGTATCAGAATCAGGAACTCCTCCAGCAGACAAATCCACATTACCGAATGTATATCCAGACCCTTGATTTGATATTACAACACTATCAACTTTTTGATCATTGTTAACCACCACTGTGCATTCTGCACCACTACCATCACCTTTGATAGGAACTCTAGAATATGTTACATTAGCAGTTCCAACACCAACACCTCGGTTTTTAATAATCACTGTTTTGATGCTACCATCTACAGCATTATTTTTTATAGAGGATGTTGCTGAAGTATTACCCCAGTCTTTGGGGACCGGAATAAAATTGACAGTATCGAATTTTACGATTTCTGCAGGTTTTATAGTATAAAGATATTTCCAAACATAACCATCTCCACTTGATCCAGGAGATCTTGGTTCCAAATCAACAAAAGTTGGTTCGTCAAGAGATGGTTTTCCATCTGGAGTCTCTGGCGTTGTGCCATTCTGCAAACAAATATAAACTCGATTATCACTATTAATTACATAATAACTTGCTGAATATAAAGATGTTCCACTTGAATTTCGAGGAGTATTAGTAATACTATAATCATGACGATAATAATCATATCTTGTTCCAGAACTCCATGTATTTTTATCAACGACTAGTTGAACATCATCTGCAGTTATTTTTTTAAGTGCGATTATAGTATCCCAAGTGTTCCATTCATTAGTAAAATTATCAATAGGACTTGGTGGACTGTCATCCCAATCGCTTTGAATATTTGTTGGATTTGGAAGTCCAACGAAAGCATAATAAGAATTTACTGTAGTGCTGACTCCAGATACAAAACTCTTAGCGTTTAATATTCTGATTTGATCAGTTATGATAGCAGACATCTTTTATTTTTTTAGTTATTTATATTGAGTATTTTGATTTCGTTTGACATTAATTTTTTATTCGTGGATATTCGATGATATGTATTAAACAGCAACAGTAGATAGAGAGCCCTTGTTAAGAACTAATATCCTATAGCGCCAGCATTTTTAGATCCACGAATAACATCCAAATCACTTGGAGGCAGATTAAGATTACTAAGAGCCGTGTTTTTATTTAAAACATCAGCAAGAACTCTGTTTACATCTAAACCAAATAACTTAGGATTAACTAATGCCATATCAGGACTCTTCCTCGATTGGCAACTCAACTGGTAACTCAACCTCAACCTCAAGTGGTTCAATATCCTTACGCTCTGCCTGAACGAAGTAGAACGCTTCACCACCACCAATCAAGATTTGGTTATCTTCAATTTTCTCAACCCATGACATATGATTACCAATAGGTGTGAGTTGAATAGTGATGGTGTTCTCATCAACAAGAGCAGTCCAGTAATCTGGAAGTTTAATTACATTAGATGCCTTTCCACGAACATAGACTGCATGTTCTGGTCCTTCTAACGAACCATATACTAGATCATAGTTCTCTTTTGTTGGGTGAGAAATTCGGAATGACTTGGTTGTGGCAGTAAAAGAACCAGTAACTGTTACATTTGGAGATGAAGAAGATGTAAGACTAAGAATTGCATTACTAGTGCCACCAGAATTTTTAACATTAAAAGTTATTGTTCCACTATTCGTAGTATTAAAAATTCCAAATATTCCATCAGCACCACCATTACTACCTAAATCACCTTCACCAATACCTGTAGTATTAATGTTTAATAAATTGAGTGTGCTAACACCAACTACCGTTAGACCATCTGCGTATATGTGATTAAAGGTTGCAATACCACTAACTCTTAATCTTGCCAGATCGCCACCTTCAGACGCACGTAACCCGCCTGTAAATGTGGATATCCCAGAAACACCTAGATTTCCACTATTAAGAGTGATTCCTGCTCCCACTCTAAGAGTTGTTAATGTTGCCACACCAGAAACACTTAATTGATTAGCAAATAACGTAGAGGTATTTGTCGTAATACCAATAAAAGTGGAAATACCAGAAATGTTAAGTTGTTGTGATGTAAGATTTGTTGTGGTTGTTACACCTAAAGTAGAAATACCAGAAATATTAAGTTGCTGTGATGTGAGATTTGTTGTAGTTGTTACGCCTAAAGTAGAAATACCGGATACATTTAAAAATGTAGCACCAATTCCGCCAATGACCTTGAGAGTTGAATTTGGATTTGTTGTACCTATACCAACAAATCCATCTACTCTATAGATATTGCTAGTTAAAGGTTGGGCGGGAGTGTTAAAAGTCCATGGACTTCCGCTGATATTAATATCAACAGTTTTTGTTGCAGTGCTATAAGAAAAAGTATTTCCAAATCCAATAAAATTTAAAGATGTAATAATCCCTGTAGTTATGACTACTCCACCAGATTGAATACCAATTCCTCTGATTCCATCTACTGCTGTTATAACTCCAGTAAAAAGTCCATCACCAGAAACAGTAATTTTAGAAGTTGGATTAGTTGTACCAATACCAACATTCGAAAGAGTATTGATACCAACACTTCTTGGTTCCCAGAGTGGAGATCCTAAAACTGTTGTGCTGCCAAATCCAAAGTAAGTATAAATTTCACGAAAATTTTCATTAATAATTCCACCGCCAGCACGTAAACTATCACCTGTTCCATCATCAGGTGCTGCTCCAGTGTTTATCCCTATTCTTGCCATTATTGCAATTTAATTTAGAAGTATTTAGACCACATAGTTATTATATTTTAAAGGATTTCTACGCTGAATTAAAGCAGATGTGCTTATTCCCCCAACACCATTATTTCCATAAAAACTAAATGTATTATTTTCTGTTCTGGAGGTTAATTCGATTCTACCCCAACTAAAGTATCCATAACGAGAAACATGAGTTGTGACTCCAGCAGGGTTATATAACCCAGATAAACTATCAAATATAGGAGATGTAGAGTCAAAAGTTGGAAGTGATCCATCAAAAGTTAAAGTCGAAATTCCAACTAATCTATTAACTTCAAATCTATTGAATCCGTTAGCTCTGGCAAATACTCTTACAACAGTTGTTTCTCCTAGTCCAACAAGATTAGCTTGTGTTACAAATGCACTATCAACTTGATAAACGTTGTCAACGAATCTTGTTCCAATACCAATAACATTATTATCTAAATCTCTTGACGTGATTGCTGTACTTGCTAATCCCGCATTAGATCCAAAGATAACAAAATAATCTCCAGTTGAAATTTCACTCTGAGTTAAGATAGGATTGATTACAGAGATATTTTTTAAAGAAGAATCGTATGGAATATGAAAATCAAAAATAAGTTTATCAATACCCGCTTGCGTGGTGGTTCCAA